CACAGCCTTGGCCATGTTAGACATATAAATATACGCCTGCATGTCTAGTCGGTTCTGAATAAGCTCTACAGCCTTTCCAGACATATTCGGCTCCATGACTTCGCCGGCTTCCTGATTGCCCAGAATATCCCGCATGTCATTTTCTGTCAGAGTCAAGAGTCCAGCCATTGCCGGTGGAACCGCAGCGCTTCGAGTGTATCCAACTGGCCCGACAGCCTGCTCGTTTCCGTTCTGGTCGGTAACCGGGTTAACCAGTAGGTATGGATAATCCTTGAGGTTATCTTCGGCCCACATCATTTGGTGACCGGCAACCTGCTCCGGCGTCATTATGGGCTTCTCAATGCTCGACAGCGCTGAGATCTCGGCAAGCTTGGACAACTGCATATTCTTCAGTCGTTGCGCGTCCTTAGCTAACCTGACGTGGCCCATGCAGCGTTCTACATTGTCGATAAACCAGCGCTTCCCGTATACCGGGATAATCGGAATATGCTTACCGGCGATGTAACCGTGATCTTCCAATACGGCGCCACCGCTCAGCGTGTACTTGTGGACCTTCCTGCGCGTGACTCGTTTCTGCCCGATCTCAACCGAGCCGGTCGCCAACAGAGTGGCCTCGAGTTCTGAGTCGTCTTCAAAGTCGCGCTTAGTGTAACGTGATTCCTCGCCTGAAATATCCTGGAATATTCTTACGACCTCGCGCACTTCCTCAACCCGGTAATACTCGGCAATGTAAACAACATCCGGTGTCGCCCAGTCGAATTCATATTCTTGGATAGATTTCGGCCACGTAGTTGGATCGTCATCGTACTGTTCACGGTACGATTCACGTGTCAGTGAAGTGATAACAAAGCAGCGCTTAGCATCGCCTTTGTCTTGCCGCTTAGCATCGAGGTCAAAGAACACGCTTGAGTCGGCGTCATAGATCGGCTCAAACACGATCTTCTGCTCGTCGCTCTCATCGTCCTCTTCGTCTACGTAAACATTACGTAATCGCCAGGCACCGAACCCACCCCCGACTGCTTCCTCGAACGCATTGTCGTAAGCTTCGTCTGCGCCTGAGTCCTCTTCAGACGCCCTGTAAAGCGCGTCACAGGTCGATGCCAATTCAACGTCCGTTGACCCATCCTTCGGCACAAAATCCACTGTGATGCGATTGTTGCGGTACTCGTTGATAATCCGCATAACACTCAGGGCGACCTTGTTTACTTCAAACTTCGGCTTGTTCTCAAACTGGTCTTCGAGTGGCCCTTCCCACTGAGCACCAGAAATTGAGTAGAAGCGCCGGTCCTGAAGACACTGCAAGCGCTCATCACGCAACGCCGATTGAATGTTGTCAAATTCTCTTAGCGCCTCTGCGTGAATGTCTGCCAGCCGCTGTGCTTTTGTCCTTGCCATATCACCACCGGTTTATCGTAGCGATTGGAGCCACGTTTGTTGGTTTCTGTTTCTGCGCCCTACGAGCGCTCTCACATGCGTATCTTAACGCATCTATCACATGGTTGTCTTTATCGTCAAGCACCGGCATTACCTGGCCGGTTAAACTGTCGGTCTTATACGAATACATCGTAAGCTCATCAATCGTATGCACGCATCTTGGGTGGACTATTATATCAAATGACTTCAACCACTCGATTCCCTCTTCCAAGCTCTTTGGTCCTTTGACCGCAGGCATGATTTTCGGGAACCCGTGATTGCGCATGTAGCTGATCGTTTCAGGTCTCGCGTTGTCAGCAACAATTGGCCATCGTTCTGATTCAGGCACAGTCATAAACAATTCGGGCGTGTTCGTTATCTCACATCCTACCATATACGCTTCGTAGTCTATGTATAGGTTCTTGCCGAATATGAAACATCGAACCAAGACTGTCGGGTCAACAGCGAACCCCCAGTCAGCACCGAACCTTAGAGTTGCGTCCTCGGGCGTCTCAAACTCCTCGACCCACCAGTTCTTGAATACCCGGCTTTCTGAGTTCTTAATGTACTCGCCTAACCAAACGTGCTGGTATTTCTCCATGTCACGCTTCATGTCGTAGTGCATTTCTTCTCGCAGCACTTCAGGAAACCACGGGTTATCGTTGTAGTTCACCCGGACAACTTTGGAGTTCGGTGGCGGGTTATCACTGCGGAGCAGCATATCAATTG